GTGAAAAAAATCAAAAAACCGCGTCTTACCGGCTGGATTGTGACATCCGCTTTTCTCTTTGCTGTTATCGGGCTGATTTCACCGCAACAGCTTCCCGTCACCGTCTATAAGCTCTCGCTTATCTCACTCGCTGCGGTATTAGGCTATTGGCTGGATCGTTCGCTGTTCCCTAAAGCGCGTCCCGGTTTGTTCCTCGAACAGGGTGATGAGCCTGTTCCGCATGGACGTTTCCCGGTTCGGAAAGGTCATCACACCGTATTTGCCGCCGCGATGTTACGACGAGCGCTGATTGTGTCAGCCGTTTGCATCGGCGTAGCGATGGGGTTGTGATATGCGACACCTTCTCATCACGCTGCTTGTTAGCCCGATGCTTTTTAGCGCGACGGTCTGCGCCGACACGATCCCTCGTGCCGCGCAGGCGTACCGCAGTGATGTGATCCGCAGCGCACGGTTGGATTGGGGCATGAATGCCCCGATTGCTGACTTTGCGGCGCAGCTGCATCAAGAAAGCGGCTGGAATCCTCGGGCCGTTTCACCCGTCGGTGCACAGGGGCTGGCGCAGTTTATGCCAGCCACCGCCGACTGGTTTAGCGGTATCGTTCCTGAACTTCGCGCCAATCAACCGTTTAATCCCGCCTGGGCGATCCGTGCTCTGACGGGCTACGACCGCTGGCTGTGGACACGAATCAGCGCCAGCAACGACTGCGAACGTATGGCAATGACCTTATCGTCCTACAACGGCGGGCTTGGCTGGTTACAGCGTGATAAGCAACGCGCGAAGATCGCCGAGAAGGACATACTTCGCTGGTTTGGTCATGTGGAAACTGTCAATGCCGGGCGCAGTGCCGCCAACTGGCGTGAAAATCGCCATTATCCCGACCGCATTTTGCATCAGTTGGCGCCACGGTATTTGAGCTGGGGGAGGGCGAGCTGTGTGGAATAGTCTGTTTCTCAATAGCCTGAAATCCTTTCTTTCACCACGTGTGGTCGCCGTCCTGCTTGTCGTGGTGTTGCTACTCGCGGTCTATCTGACCGGCCGTCATCAGGGTTATCAACTGGCGCAGGCACTGGGGGATGCCGAGCTGGCGAAACAGCAGGCGGCATTCAACTTGCTACAGCAGCAGCAGGTCGAAACCCAGAACCAGCTACTACGTGCGGCGGCGGAGCAATACCAGCAGCAGGTAGAGCGTGGGAATCAACTCGAACAGCGCTATGTCGCAGCGCGTCAAAAACTGGCGGCGGATAACGCCGCTCTGCAACGGAAAATCGACCATGTTACTCAGCAATACATTGACGAAAAAGGCAAAGTTCAGCCTGTGCAGTGCGTGTTTACTCGTGGCTTCGTGCAGCACTACAACGCCGCTTTCGGTCTGTCCGCCAATGGTGCCTCAGACATTACCGCCGCTGCCGGCCGCACTGGCACAGCGTCCGGTTTCGGCGCAACCGCTAACGCCGAATTACAGCCTTCAGGCGTCTCCCAGCGCGATATTCTCGCCAACATCAGCGACAACGGAGAGCGCTATCAAGCGCTGAGTGCGCAGGTTAACGCGCTGCTGGATTACATCGACGCGCTACAACAGGCAGGGGAGGTAACACGTGAAGATTGAAGTGGAATTCTGGTCGCTGGTCGGCCTGTTGTTGTCGTTCATGAGTTTCCTGTTTGCCGCCGGACGGATTCTGCTCACTCAGATTGAAAAGCGACTGAACGAGCGTTTTGCCGCCCTGGAAAATGCACGCCAAAAGAGCGAGCAAGGCTGGACGCGACTGGAGCGCGAGTTTCTGGAATTTCGTGCTGACTTACCGCTGATCTACGTGCGACGTGAGGATTACATCCGTGGTCAGACGGTCATCGAAGCCAAGCTGGATGCGCTTTATAACAAGCTGGAATTGGTGCAGCAGCGGTACTCGGGAGGCAATCATGGCTGATACGCAGCGTATCCGACAGGAATCGATGCGTTGGCATTTGCTTATCGCATTAAACAAAACGCGGCCTTACACCGCGAATGAAATGTTCCTGCTAGCGCTGATGCAGCGGCTGTATGCCGATGCCTCAGAGCCGGAGCTGCGTCATGCACTGGATTATCTGGCCGATCGCAAGATGGCGGTATTGACCAAGGCGGTGGGCGGCGTCTGGCTGGCGAATCTTACCCGCCTTGGTGTGGATGTCGTGGAATATGCGGTTGACGGTATGGTTGGCATCGCCCGGCCGGAAAAATATTGGGATCGGTAATCCCATTGTATTGGGTGCTCTTCTGTCTTTGCGCCAGCACGATTGTGCTGGCGTTTTTTTATCGAAAGAATTTTTATTTTTCAGTGTATTAGCCGTATTTTTCAAATAAATCACTTCGCTGTTTTTTCTAAAACAGATTAAAAGCCGCAGCCAACCATTATCCGGATACTAGCGCCATCAACACGATGTGCCACCAAAACAGTGCGCCATTAACACAGCGGGTGAACGGATATGAATACCAGACCAATTATCGATGCGGTGATAGCCCGCCTCCAGCAACACTTGCCTGCACGACGGATTGCGTCCTGCCCAGAAAACATTCTGATCAGGCCCGATCTCCCGACACCTGGCGATGTACTGGTGGGATATCGCGGTTCCGAATTTTCCGCACCGGAAGATGCGGATTCTCCGGTTCAGACGCAGCGACCACAGCTGATGGTTGCCGTGCTGCTGCCGGAGCTGGATGGCGAAGACGGCGTGCTGGCCACGCTCGATATCGTCCGTCAGGCGCTGGGAGGATACCGACTACCTGACTGCCATCGCGGTATTCGGCTAGTACGCGATCGCTACGTTGGTTACACCGAAGGACGCTGGCATTACGCCATCGATTGCACCACAGAAACCCTTTTTATCGAAGACCGCGAGCAGACGGATGGTCCGCTGCTTACCACGGTTAATTATGAGGAGAAAGACGCATGAAATACCGCTACACCGGCCCCGCCAGCGGCGTCACGCTGGCAGATGGTCAGGAAATTCTGCTTTGGCCCGCTCAGGTGACTGAACTGCCGGCAGATCATGAGTACGTGAAAACGCTGATCGCGCTGGGCTATTTGCTGCCTGTCGCGGATCAGGTTCTGGCTGATAGCGCAACGGAGGTGACCCTTGGCCGCTAATTATTTACATGGTGTAGAAACAATTGAAGTTGAAACCGGTGCTCGTCCGGTGAAAACCGTCAAATCTGCGGTGATTGGGCTGATTGGTACGGCGCCGCAGGGTGCGGTAAATGACGTTACGCTGTGCCTGTCCGAAAAAGACGCGGCACAGTTTGGTAGCCAGTTCGGCGGCTACACCATCCCGCAGGCGCTGGATGCAATTTACGATCATGGTGCGGGTACGGTTCTGGTCATCAACGTGCTGGATCCGGCGAAACACAAATCGTCTGTGAGTGCAGAAAAAGTCACCTTTGACAAAGCGACCGGTACGGCGCAACTGGCGAACCGCGTGGTTGCCAAAGTGGTGCTGACGGCGGCAGAAGGCGGTCAGCCGTTTGTCGAAGGTCAGGACTATACGCTGGATGCACAAACCGGTGTACTGAAAAATCTGGGTAAAAACATCGATGTTACCGCTGTGGTCAGCGCGTCTTACGACTTTGCTGATGTCACGAAAGTGACTGCCGCTGACATCATCGGCAGCATCAACGCCGCGGGCAAACGCACCGGTATGAAGCTGCTGAACGATACCTACAACCTGTACGGCTTCTTTGCCAAGATTCTGATTTCGCCGGTGTTCTGTACGCAAAATAGCGTAACGACCGAGCTGATCGCGCTGGCCGACAAACTGGGCGCGATTGCCTATATCGATGCGCCAATCGGTACCACCTTTGCGCAGGCGCTGAGCGGCCGTGGCCCGGAAGGCACGATCAACTTCAACACCAGCTCTGAACGCGCTCGTCTGTGCTATCCGCACGTAAAAGTGTACGACGCGGAAACCAACAACGAACGTCTGGAGCCGCTGTCGTCGCGTGCCGCGGGTCTGCGTGCCAAAGTCGATCTGGATAAAGGTTTCTGGTGGTCATCATCCAATCAGGAAATCAAAGGGATCACCGGCGTAGAGCGCCAGCTGTCCGCGATGATTGACGATCCGCAGAGTGAAGTGAACCTGCTGAACGAGCAGGGCATCAGCACCATTTTCAACAGCTACGGCTCTGGCCTGCGCCTGTGGGGCAACCGCACCGCGGCCTGGCCAACCGTGACGCACATGAAGAACTTCGAAAACGTGCGTCGTACCGGCGATGTGATTAACGAATCCATCCGCTATTTCAGCCAGCAGTACATCGATATGCCGATCAATCAGGCGCTGATCGATGCGCTTGTGGAATCCGTCAATGCTTACGGTCGCAAGCTGATCGGTGACGGCGCGCTGCTGGGCTTCAAATGCTGGTTCGATGCTGCGCGTAACGAACAAACCGAACTGGCGGCAGGGCACCTGTTGCTTAACTACAAATTCACTCCGCCGCCGCCGCTTGAGCGTCTGACTTTTGAGACGGAGATCACCTCGGAATACCTGGTAACGCTGGAGGGCACTAACTGATGGCCGGGAAAATTGAAGTAAACCGTATTACCAACGCCAACATCTACATCAATGGCACCAACCTGCTGGGGCGTGCGCAGGAAATTAAACTGCCGGATATCTCCATGATCATGCAGGAGCACAAAGCGCTGGGTATGGTCGGCAAGATCGAACTGCCTGCGGGCTTCGACAAGCTGGAAGGCGAGATCAAGTGGAACTCCTTCTACCGTGAAGCGATGCTGGCGGCGGCGAACCCTTACCAGTCACTGGCGCTACAGTGTCGCTCCAGCGTGGAACGTTATGGCTCTCAAGGCCGTATCGAAGAAGTGCCGCTGGTGACGCACATGACCATCATGTTCAAAAAGAATCCGCTGGGCACGTTCAAACAGCACGAAAACCCGGATTTTAGCAGCGCGTTCAGCTGTACCTACATCAAGCAGGTGATGAACGGTGAAGACCTGCTGGAGCTGGATTACCTGTCCAACATCTTCATGGTGGGCGGCGTGGATCAACTGAACAGCTACCGCACCAATATCGGCGGTTAATTTGGTATTCATTGATTAAGTAAGGAAAGAAAGGGGCTTCGGCCCCTTTCTTATGCCTGCCGCTTTCGTTTTCTAATTCACTTTAAAATCGTTATTCCTCGCCGCACGCGATACTGCTCCCGACATTTACTAAGGAGCCGTTATGCACACTGAAACCTATTCTCTGCAATTCCCTTACACCACTTCTGCCGGCCAACGCGTGGAGTCCATTTCGCTCAAGCGTCTGAAAGTCAAAGACATCAAAGCGGTGAAAAAAATCAGCGATGACCCAAGCAACTGGGACGACGCGCTGCTGTCGCGCATGACCGGTCTGGTGCCGGAAGACATCGATGAGATGGACGCACAGGACTACATGGCGCTGCAAAAACGATTTCAGCAGCTACTTGGGTTGGATAACGCAGCCGGCGCTGCTGTGGAAAGCGCAGGCTCTGCTGGCGAGGTGGTTTCGCTTTCAGCCGAGTGAGATTGATGCGCTGGAACTGGACGACTTTGAACGCTGGCTGGATGAAGCCAGCGAACAGATAAAACGTGAGAACGGTGAGGAAGACTGATTACTGACAGGATTAATTAGGCCACCATCCACCCAACCCGGCCAGCGACAGGACGCTGGCCGTTTTCCTCCCTCACCACCTGTCTTCTTCTCCCGCTTATCACTCGTCCTTTTCCTCGTTTTATCCCCTGTTTGTGATAGGGAAACCAAACTGGAGCGGCGCAAGCCGCCGTCTCCGATCCGCCCCGTAAGGGGCTTTTCTGAATGAGAGTGAACCGTGGATATGTCTTTAAACGGTGTCATGCCGGGCAGGTCGTTTAGTACCACGCTAGATGACACAAAAAAATCGCTGCAGTCACTTAGTGATGGCCTCAAACAGGCGCAGGAGCGGCAGCGGCAGTTTAATCAGTCGCTGGAGCGCTTTGGCACTGTCAGTTCGCAAGCGATATCTCGCATCGCACAGGTGACGTCCCGACTGAACAAGTCGCTACATGAACTAGAAACTAATCAGGAACGACTGAGGCGTAACAAGTCGAGTAAGGAAACGCCGAGTAAGGAAACGTCAGGTAAGAGTCAAAGTGAACTCGCTAGTGACTTTAAGACTAAGCGCGAGCAGTTTGGTTTTGTCATGAAGCCCGTTGTGGCGTCGGTCACACACTATGCGTCATTTGAGGCGCAGTTGCGTAGCATCAGCATTGCTCATGATATATCGAGCGAGCAGGAAAAATTGATGGGGCAGCAGCTGCGTCAATCTTCTCAACGGGTGAACCAAACGCCGGATGCGTTACTTAGCAGTGCCGGAAAGCTGCTTGAGCGCGGTATGTCAAAGGAGCAGATAAAGGGGGTAACGGATCTAACAGAGGTGCTGGGGAAAACCTCAACGGCCTCCGGCGCGGCGTTGACCGACCTTACAGCACTTTCGGTCACGTTGGATAACGTGTTTAACCTAAAAGGTGCGGAGGTGCAGCAAGAGTCCCTCTCACGCATGCTGGCGGGTACGAAACAGGGGTTCTCCACAGCGTTGATGGCGCAATATGTTCCTGCGCTGGCTTCAGGATTTACGGCGATGGGGGCGACGGGCAATCAGGCGCTGAGTCAACTGGTTTCCAGCCTGAGCGCCACGAAAGGTGGTGATACGGAAGCAAACACGGTGGCTCGACTGGAGAGCTTTATGAATGCCGTGGGGCGAACCGACATTGCTGACAGTTACGGCAAAGCGGGCGTGAATTATAACGCGTTGCTGAAAAGCCATATGAAAGATGGATATTCACAGTACGACGCAGCGGTTCTGATTGGCAATCAGTTGATCGACAGCAAAGGCAGCCAATTCCAGAAACGCTGGGACATGGCGGCGGGTAACGTGGACGCACAGCAAAGCTTAATGCAGCGTTACGGGTTGCAGGAGGTGTTCCGTACGCCAGAAGCCGTCAATCATGCGATGTCGATGAAGCGGAACTGGCAGAGTTATCAAGCAAACCAGCAGGTGATGAACAGCCCGGCGGCCACACAAACGCTGGAGCTCGACTTCGCCCGACAGAATGGCACATTGACCGCGCGCTGGAACCGAATGACAACGTCGTTGCTGAATATTGCGCTCAATGTGGGTGAAGCGTTGACGCCAGTATTGGTTTCTCTGAGTGATGCGCTGATCCCCATTTTGGATCAACTGGTGACCTGGACGGCGGCGAACCCTGAACTGGTTCGCGGGATCGTGATGGCCGTGGCCGGTTTCTTCGCGTTCAGAATGGCGTTGAGCGGGGCGAAGCTGGGAATGGACATACTGTTACCCTCCTTGCAGGGTGTTTGGAAAGGCATTCAGCAGGGCTGGCAGTGGCTTAAAGGGTTAAATCTGAAGGGATTATGGCCGGGCATTCGGTCGGCGCTAAGCGGGCTGGGTAGTCGTGCATGGGCATTATTAGGACGCATATTTAGCATCGTGTGGCGTCGTGTTGCGATGATGGCAATCGGGGCAGTAATGACGATGATGACGACGCCAGTGGGTTGGATCGTTGCCGCCGTTGTTGGGGTAGTTGCCGCACTAGTTGGAATAGGTGCGTTGATTTACAAATATTGGGACCAAATTAGTTCGTTTTTTAGCCGTCACTGGTCTGATATAAGTCAGAAACACAAAGCGTTTTGGGCTGATCTCAAGAATGGCGCGTCTGGAGGTGTGGCGGGTGTTCTTGGTGTTCTGGTTGACCGGTCGCCATTGGGTACATGGTATTCAACCTGGCTTAAAGGTGCTAATGAGTTAAAAGTCAAGTTACCTGAGAGTCTAAGCGGATTAGCCAGTTTGCTTATCGATAAATTTGTGAGCGAGTTGGCAAAAGAATTTCCGAAGTTGCAAATTGTTTCTAACAAAATCGGGGAATTGATTCCCGATAGCGTTAAAGACTTTCTGGGTATCGGCTCGAAAAAAGTGTCTGTAGAAGCCAGCGGTCAACCTGTGGCGGCCAGCGCTGTAGTCACACCAGTTCTAAAACCCACGTTGGTATCTGCATTGTCGCTAGAACCAACACCGCGTATTGAATCACCTAAGGCTGAGAACACTGCGTCAACCCCGCAACAGCGTGTTGCACTGACACCAACTGTCGGTGGAGCAAAAGGTAAGTTAGTCAGCGCAGCCCCTTCCGAGCGTGTTCAGGTTGCTTTCTCACCCACCATTTATCTCAACGGCCAGAAGGCAGCGCCAACGCCTGAAATGACGAAGACGCTGACGCTTAGCATGAATGAACTGGAAAATATGTTGAACAAGCTGCTTGCTCAGCGTGAGCGCAGGGGGTACGCCTGATGTTTGCAGTATTAGGAAATATTGAATTTGAAGTGACTGCCTACTGGGACGGCTTTAATACTTCATTCGGCGCAGATTATGCCGAGCATGGCCGCATTGAAGGTAAACCCGGTCTGCAGTTCATCGGTGCAAAACTGGACGAGATTACTATTAGTCTGGTGTTTCACAAGCAGTACTGCACGCCAGATGTGGAGCTGAAACGGTTGACGGAGGCGATGCGGGCGCATCAGGCAATGGCGTTAGTCTTCGGCAATGGGGATTATCGCGGCTGGTTTGTGATTACGGCACTGACGTCGACCAGCGAACATACCGACGCGAAGGGCAACGTATTGGCCATGAATGCCTCGCTAACGCTGCGAGAATACATTGGCGATCCGAAAAATCCGCTCAAGCCGCCTGCGATAGAGACGCCTGTTCCTAACGTCAGTGCCATCACCACGGCGGTCCAGAAAGTGAGCAATTTTTCAGCTTCACTACGCACGGCTGTCACGTATGCCAAGAAGGCACATTCAGCCGTTAAGGCGGCGAGAACCACCGTTCAGATTGTAAAACGGATGAAGGACAATCCTGAAACCGCGCTGTTGCAAATTCCCGGACTGCTAACGCAAGTCGGGAATGTATTGACGCCGTTAAGTCAGGTGGAACCGGCGTTTAAAAAAGTGGCAGAGGCCATATCTGATACGGCGGTTCAGGCAGAGAAGATGATGCCTGAAATTACAGCGGTTAATAAAGCGGCGAATGAAATGCTGAGTCAGGTCAAGCAAGTTGCCACCTTGTTGCAGGGCGTCGACAGCAAAAACGTTATCGAGAAGCTGGAAGCCATCAGTAAACATGTTGAGGCCGCTAGCGACACATTTAAAGGCGCTGAGCCTGCGCTGAGCAAACTGACGGCGGAAATCGTGAAGAGGGTTGAAGCATATGCACCTTGAACATATCACTACACAGGGCGAACGTTGGGATACCTTGTCCTACCTGTATTACGGCGATCCGCTCGGCTATCCGCGGATTATTGCGGCTAACCCGCATGTCCCCATCGTGCCGCTGTTGCCATCGGGTGTGGTGGTGCTGATTCCGATTATTGAACAGGCAGAGGCCAGTAAAGCGGAGGACACCCCACCATGGCTGCGTTAACGGAAGAACTAACCCTGTCCTCTCCTGCGGTGTCGGAAGTACTGCAACCGGCGTTCACCCTGTGGTATCTGCAAAAGGATATTACCAATGATATCGCACCGTATGTTACCAGCGTGACATATACCGATAGCATCAAGAATGAATCGGATTCGATTGAGGTCAGGCTCGATGATACCGATGGCCGCTGGATGGATAAATGGTATCCCGGTACGGGCGATACATTATCGCTCAAGCTAGGCTATCTCGGTGAAATGCTGTTTGACTGCGGCACTTTTTCGATTGATGAAATTGAGGTGAGTGCACCGCCGAGCGAAGTGATGATTCGCGGCGTCGCGACATCGGTCAATCGTGCGTTGCGAACCAAATCAAACTGCGGTTTTGAAGATACGACGTTAGCCGCGATTGCGACGCGCATCGCGAAAAAGCATCAGTTGATGCTTGTAGGGATGATTCAGATCATCAAGATCGATCGCGTTACGCAATATGCGGAAACCGATGTCGCTTTTCTAAAGCGGCTCGCCAGTGAATATGGCTATGTCGTGAAAGTCGTTAGCGACCAGCTGATTTTTTCCCATCTGGCAACGCTGCGTAATCAGGCGTCTGTTCGACAAATTAAGCCAACGGACGTCGCGCGTTTTTCACTGAGCGACACGATCAGTCACGTCTATAAAAATGCCAAGACGAAATATCAGAAAGGGAGTGAAAAGAAACTGGTGGTTTGTGAAGCCGACGGTGGCGTGAACAATGAAATGAAGTCTGCCGGTGCTGGGACCAGTGCGGATACATTGAAAGTTAACGTGCGCGCAGCGGATGCTTCTGGAGCGAGGATGAAAACGGATGCTGCATTGGATGCGCACAACGAAAAGCAACAAAAGGGGTCGATGACGCTGATGGGTAGCCCGCAGTTGGCGGCGGGGAATAAAGTGGAGCTGGTGTCATTCGGCCAACTTTCCGGGCATTGGTTGATCGAATCGGCTCGCCATATTCTGGATCGTAGCAGTGGCTACACCACGGAGATTGGGCTGATTCGCGGGCCGATTACGGCGGGCAAGCGAAAGTCGGAGAGCGGAAAAACGGTGGTGACTTACCACCCGAATGGCAGCTCAACAACGCAGAAGGCCAAGAGTAAAAAGGAGGCGGTATCATGAGTTTATCTCGTCGAATTGGCACGATAAGCGCGGTGGATGAGGCTCGCGTCATGGTGCGTGTTCGTCTACCAGAGTGCGACAATCTGCGTACGGCCTGGCTGCCGGTATTACAGCGCAATACGCAGAATAATAAGGATTATTGGTTGCCGGATATTGGCGAACAGGTCGAAGTTCTGCTGGACGGGAACGGCGAGGATGGCCTGGTGTTGGGGGCAATTTACTCCGCCGCCGATGTGCCAACGCTGGCAGATAAGGACAAAAGGGCGGTAACGTTCGCTGACGGCGCGCATATTGAATACGATCGCCGAACGCATACGTTAACGATCAACGGCGGCGTGCAGCATATTGCGATTAGCAGCGGGGCTGACGTAGTGGTTAACGCGCAGCGTGTCACCATTAATGCACCAGAAACGACGGTGACGGGCAAGCTACTGGTGCAAGGGCAACTCACCTACGAGAGCGGGATGTCGGGTTCCGGCGGTGCCAGCCTCAGCGGTGATGTCAGTATCTCCGGCAACGTCAGCGCCAGCGGTAGCGTCATGGATGCCGGCGGTAACTCCAACCACCACTCACACTAGCGTTTTCCTAAACCGCTTTAATATTCCTTCCTCTCACCGGGGGCGACAATGGCCCCCTATGAAAACTCAATCTGTTTTTTGGCAACCGGCGCTGCAACGTTCTGGCGACATCGTCGAAGGAACGGCAGATATCATGCAGGCGATTCACATCATCCTGCGGACACCCTGCGGCAGCGACCCACATCGGCCTGACTTTGGTAGCAATCTACATCTGTATCTCGATTATCCGATCGATCGTGCGATCCCGCATGTCGTCAGGGAATCGGTAGACGCGATCAAACGATGGGAACCTCGCTGCCAGCTACTGGCGGTTAAACCTTCTGTGAATGGGGCTCACCTGACGCTGCACGTTAGCTGGAAAACCGCTAACGGCGCGACACAGACCACGGAGTTGTTATGGCGCTGACAGAACCCAATTTTATTGAACGCGATGCGGCGAAGATTACCGCCGAAATGATCGCGAAATATGAAGCTGATTCGGGGAAAACACTCTATCCGGCGCAGGCCGAACGCCTGCTGATTAACCTCTTTGCCTACCGGGAAACTTTATTGCGTAGTGCGGTCCAGGAAGCCGCCAAGCAGAACCTGGTTGCGTTTGCTCGTGCACCGATGCTGGATTATCTGGCAGAACTGGTCGGCGTCTACCGTTTGGCGGCGCAGCCTGCACGTGCAGAGCTTCGTTTTACTCCTGAAACGCCGTTAGTCAGCGATCTGCTGATTCCTGCGGGCACTCGCGTTAGCGCGTCGGACAGCGTGATTTTCACCACCGACATCGATGCGCTGCTGAGAGCGAACGGCAGCGGTGTCACCGTGCTGGCGACCTGTACCGAAAGTGGCGATGTGGGTAATGACTGGCTGCCTGCCCAGATCAGTACGCTGTTGGATGAGATTGGCGACAGCGATTTAAGCGTCATCAATATCACCAAAAGCAGCGGCGGTTCCGCCGAGGAAGATGATGATCGCCTGCGTGAACGTGTTCAGCTGGCACCGGAATCGTTCAGTACGGCGGGATCGAAGCTGGCGTATCGCTTCCATGCGATGCGGGCACACCAAAACATTGTCGATGTGGCGGTGATGTCGCCCGAACCGGGTGAAGTGGTGCTGTATCCGTTGCTCAGCACTGGCCTGCCGGACAGCAGCATACTCTCGCTGGTAGAAAGTTTTTGCTCCGACGAGCAGGTGCGTCCACTGACGGATTTTGTTTCCGCCAAATCACCCACGCAGGTGGATTACGCCATCAGCGCCAAATTGACGCTGTTTAACGGCGAACAGGCTGCTGTCGTTCAAACTGCCGCAGAAAAAGCAGTGCAGGCCTGGGTGGAAACCCGTACTGCCACGTTGGGGCGCGATATTGTCCCAAGCCAGATTATCGCCACGTTATCCATCCCCGGCGTATATCAAGTGGAGCTCGTTTCGCCGTCATTGATGGTGCTTGATGACAGTGAATGGGCGAACTGTACGGGCATCAATATCAGCGTCGTCGGGGTGTCGAATGGCTGATTCACTACAACTGCTGCCACCGCCGTTGGCGGCTGACGCCAGCTTTCGTTCGCTGGCGGAATTGGCCGACCGCTTCGATGACATCGATCTGAATGCTTTGCTGGTTTATCTGATCGATATCGCTGACGGCAGCGTGTTGCCCTGGCTGGCAGAACAGTTCTCGTTGTTTGGCGACGGCTGGGAACTGGCGGAATCGGATGACTCCAAACGTGCGCTGATCAAGGCCGCTATCGATCTGCATCGTAGCAAAGGTACGCCTTGGAGCATTAAAGAGATCATCCGTCGTTTCGGATTCGGCGAGAGCACTCTGATCGAGAATATTGGCCGCCTGAGCTACGACGGCGAAACCACCTACAACAACCTTTATGTGCACGGCGACAAAGCGGCGTGGGCGGTTTATCGCGTGCTGCTAAAACAACCGATTACCAACGATCAGGCCAGAATGCTGCGCAATGCCATTGGGATGTTTGCCCCAGCACGGTGCCACCTGGCCAGTATCGAATATTGGGAAGTGCCTATCCGCTACAACCGGACGGCAATATACGACAGTAACTACAATCATGGGAGCGCTTGAACATGGCGAATTTGTCAGAGAACCCACAATGGGTGGACGGCATTTACCAAATTGAAACGTCAGATCCGGTCGTAGGTGGACCGGACGGTGTTTCAAACCGACAGGCTAAAGAATTGGCCAATCGTACCCGCTATTTGAAAAAAGAGCAGGAAAAAACGGGCAGCGATCTGGCGACACACGCTGCCGCTGCTGACCCGCATACACAATATGCGCCGAAGGATAATCCGACGTTCACTGGCACGCCGAAAGCGCCAACGCCTGCAACCGACAGTAATAGTCAGCAGATCGCGACGACGGCATTTGTGCGTTCAGTCGGCGCAACGAAGCTGGCGAAAGACCAAAACGGCGCAGATATTCAGGATAGAGAACTATTTAACCGCAATCTGGGTTCATCGCGTGCATACAGTTCTTCTATCCCTATTGGAGGAAGCGCCGGTTTATGGACAACGGCTGAATTTATTGGCTGGTTAGAAAGTCAGGGCGCTTTTGTTCATGCCTATTGGGTGTGTCGTGGGTCGTGGTCGTACGCCCACAATAAAATCATCTCTGATACAGGTTGCGGTCAGATACCTCTGGCTGGCTCTGTTGTTGAGGTCATGGGGCAAAACGATGCCACGACAATCAGGATAACAACGCCTTCAACAACGCCAGCTGGGCTTAGTGACTCAGCGAATGCACAATTCACGTATGTCTATAACGGTATTGATTATTCTCCAGGCTGGCGACGTGATTACAATACGAAGAATAAACCGACTGCGGCTGATGTTGGCGCGTTACCGGTGAATGCAGTGGCTCAGGCAGCGGCAAAACTCGCAACGCCTCGTACCATCAACGGCGTCCCGTTTGATGGCTCGGCCAATATTGCACTGACTCCCGCAAACCTCGGTTTAACTGAAACTGTTAATCTTGCT